ACTTTATTATGAAGATGAATTGGCACGTGCCCTGTCAGAAGACGGATCTGCAGCAAGCACTTATATAACTCCGAAAAACTATTATCCAAATATATGACATTAAAAACTTTAGGAATGGGAATATCAAAAGTAGTTACTAAAAAAGCTACAGAAAAATTAAAAAAATATTTAGAAAAAAAGAAGGGAAAAGATTTAGATTGGGATGATGTAAAAGCATCTTATAAAACTTTTACTAAGAAAAAATAATGGCAAATTCAAGAGGAAAACACGCACAGGCAATATCAGATAGATCAGGGATGGCTTTTCCATATAATGAAATGGTTAAAGAATGGAATGGTGCATTTGTACATATATCTGAATTTGAAGCAAAGCATCCACAATTGGAACCAAAACCACATGGTGGAGATGCACAAGCTTTAAGAGATGCAAGACCTGATAGAACTGAAAATGATACAGCACAATTATTACCACATAATCCATTTACAACTTATGCATCAGGATCAAGCATAATAAATGTTTATTCACCAGATCATGGTTTGACAAATGGAGATACATATAGATTTAGAGGTGCTTCATCAACTTCTGGAAATTATAATAATCCATTAAGCTTTGATGGTATATCTGGGTCCAATATTGCAAAATTAGCAGGGTATGCTATTACTACAGGTAAGTATGTTAGTGGTAGTAGAGACACAGATGAAACTGATAATTGGTTTTATTTTACAGTTGATACGAACACTGCAACAACAGGTAGCGTGAAAGGAGGAGGGTTTCCAGTCTCAGTAGGACCAGCAACCCTTAGCGCATAATGGCAGGATTTACATATTCAACACTTACAACAGCAATTCAGAATTACACTGAAGTTGGTACTTCTGTATTATCTAGTACTATTACAGATCAATTTATAGATAATTCAGAACTTAGAATTTTTAGAGATGTTCCAATTGATGCAGATAGAAAAGAAATTATAAGCAATTTGGTTGCTTCAAAAGATAATGTAAACGTACCAGCTGGTACTTTATTTGTAAGAGGTATACAAGTTTATACTTCAACTACAGCTGCAACTGGTGCTAATAGTTGGTTACAAAAGAAGGATATTAGTTATTTAAGAGAATTTGATGCAGCAGAAACTACTACTGGAACTCCAAAATACTATGCAATGTCTGGAGGAGCGACAGGAAGTGGTGCAGCTTCATCAGGAAAAGTTACAATAGTACCAACTCCTAGTTCAGCATTTATGTATAAAATGCATTATAATGCTAGACCTTTAGGATTAAGCTCAGCAAATACTACAACTTATCTTAGCACGAATTTTGGAAATGGACTTTTATATGCATGCTTGGTAGAAGCATTTAGCTATTTAAAAGGTCCGATGGATATGTTACAATTATACGAACAAAAGTATCAAGCTGAAGTACAAAAGTTTGGTCAAGAACAAGTAGGTAGACGTAGAAGAGATGATTATACGGATGGTGAACCTCGTATACCTCTCAACGTACAGACACCTTAAGGATTAAAATATGGCAACACTAACAGTAAAAGTAATAGAAGAAATCACACTAAATAATAATAGTTATAACAGTGAAAGATCATTAGATATTTCAAGTGTTAATGAAATTGTTAAAAGAATAGTAACTATTTCAACTACTGAAACAGGGTTATTAGGTTTTGCTACAGCTTCTTCAACAGATTTATCAAAAAGTTATTTAGCAGGTCAATTTGACGAAGATGATGTTAGATACATTAGAATTACAAATTTAGATTCAAGCAACCATCTTACATTAACTTTTAGAGATGAAGATAGTACAGAGTTTGCAATCAAAGTTGATGCTGGTCATTCATTTATTTATCCAGGTGATAATAGTGGTGGCGTTGTAGATACAATGCATGCAGGAGGATCTGCATTAACAGTATCTTTAAATGATTTAGTAGATATTACAGCAACTGCAGATACATCTTCTGTTGATGTAGAAGTATTTGTAGGAAGCGCATAGGAGATAATTTATGGCATCAAGTTATACAGGTCTTGGTACAGAACTAATGACAACTGGCGAGAACGCTGGTAATTGGGGTACGAAGACTAATACTAATTTACAAATTGTAGAACAAATAGCTGGTGGCTATACAGAACAAGACATTGCGGGTGGAGCGGATACAACAACATTATCTGTTTCTGATGGTTCAGCAGGCGCGGTGCTTGCACATAGAATTATAAAATTTACTGGAACGATTACTGGAAACCAAATTGTAACAATTCCTTTAGATGTTCAACAGATGTATGTTTTGGTTAATGGTACATCGGGTGCTTACACAGTTCAATTTAAATATGTTTCTGGTTCAGGAAGTTCAGTTACTTTTGCAGCAACAGATAAGGGAACTAAGATTGTTTATGCAACGGCTGATCATGGCACTAATCCAAATTTAGTTGATACAGGAATTTCATCAACTGGAGCACACGATTTAGATGGAAATGAATTTATTTTAGATGCTGATGCGGATACAAGTATTACAGCAGATACAGATGATCAGATAGATATTAAAATTGCAGGAGCTGATGATTTTCAATTTACAGCAAATACTTTTACTGCACAAGCAGGCAGCACAATTGCTGCACAAGCATTAACTGCTACAACAGTTACAGCTAGTGGTATTGTAAAAACAGATGACACTACTGAAGCAACTTCTACAACGGATGGATCACTACAAACTGATGGTGGATTATCTGTGGCAAAAGATGCAGTGTTTGGTGATGATGTTAAACTATTAAGTGACTCTGCTGTATTAAGTTTTGGTGCAGATTCAGATACAACTTTAACACATACTGATGGCACAGGATTAACTTTAAATTCAACAAATAAATTAACTTTTCAAGATACTGGTACTTACATTTATTCAAATGCTGACGGAGATTTAGATGTAGTTTCTGACGGCACAGCTGTTGACTCTATTAATTTAGAATCTGCTGGTGGTATTACACTTGATGCAGGTACAGCTGGAAGTGGTATTGTTTATGAAGATGATGGCACTGAAATGGCTCGTATTCATAATTCATCTAGTGATGTAATTTTAGAAACTAAAGTTTCAGATAAAGATTTTTTAATTAAAGGTAATGATGGTGGAAGTACAATAACAGCATTAACTTTAGATATGTCAGATGCAGGAACAGCTACATTTAATCATGATATTAAAATACCAGATAATGGACAAATAGGATCTGCTTCAGTTGCAAATGCAATGGTTATTGATAGTTCAGGTAAGGTAACTTTTATTGGTGATATTTCTGTTAAGGATGATATATTTATGTCATCAGATGATGCTAAATTACAACTTGGTACTCACCAAGATGTAACAATTACACACGACCCCGATGATGGTTTAATTTTAAAAAGTACAGCAACAGCTGACGATAATCCATTTTTATTAACTATACAAACAGGCGAAACAGACATTGCAGTAGATGATGTTTTAGGTACAATAAACTTTCAAGCACCAGACGAAGGCGCAGGAACAGACGCTATTTTAGTTGCTGCAGGAATTGAAGCAGTATCAGAAGGAGACTTTAGTTCTTCTAACAACGCTACAAAATTAAGTTTTAAAACAGGAGCATCGGAAGCTGCTACTGAAAAAGTTGCAATCAGTTCTGCTGGTAATTTAAATTTAACAGCATCTAATACAGAATTAAGATTCTATGAAGGATCAAACTATGTTGGTTTTGAAGCACCAGCATTATCAGCTGATCAAATTTGGGTATTACCAAGCGCAGACGGATCAGCAGACCAAATGTTAAAAACAGATGGTTCTGGAAACTTAGGTTGGGCAACAACTTCTAGTGCAGCAGACGATATTTCTACAGGAGATGCAGCAGTTACAATTGCAACTTCTTCAGGAAACATTACAATTGATGCAACAGCAAATGATTCAGATATTATATTTAAAGGAACTGATAACAGTTCTGATATTACAATGCTTACACTTGATGGAAGTGAAGCTGGTGCAGCTACATTTAATAACAAAGTTGTAGCAACAGAATTAGATATTTCAGGAAATGTTGATATTGATGGTACATTAGAAACAGATGCTATAACTCTTGATGGTACATCTTTTATTAAACTTGCAGGAACAAATTTTACAGGATCATTATTACTTGGTCATGCAACAACAGGAACTTTAGATGCAGCTCAATATAATACTGGAGTTGGTCTTACAGCTTTAGATGCT